ACACTACTGTCATTCAAAAAGAATTGATAATATACAGTTCCAGATGTATTAAGCGCACTTGCAGTTACTGTAGCACTACTTGGACTTGGACTTGTACCAGAGCTATTATACACAAAAACTTGTGCATCTGTAGTTAAACTAACAACTCTTCCATCTACTCCTGCTGCTCCGTCTGCGCCATCGGCTCCATCAACACCGTCCGTACCATCTTTAACTATAGGGATACTAAGATTCACACTTCTTTGCTTATTCGTATTTCCAGTATCTAACTTATCTCTAACTGTTACTGTAAATTCAAGAGCAGTGGCACTGTAAGTTGTAACCTTATCAAGAGTCTTAGTATAAGTTTTTCCACTTGTAGGATCAGAAAAAGAGGTTTCAGCAGTTTGACTTATATCTGAATTAGTGAATCCTGCTCCTGTAATCTTAAATTGAGGTTGTACCCATCCTTCAGCAACAGCAGTTAATACTAAATTAGTGTAGCTAGTAGTAAGCGTAGAAGACCCATCAAAAAGTATAACTGATGGAGCAGCTGTAAAAGTAATTACCCTAGCTTCACTATCTAAGTCTTTATTAACAACTAAACCTACAGGATAATATCTAAAGGTTCCGCTATCATTTCTTATTTGAGCAAAAACTGCATCCCTGTCTCTATCAAACTTAAAAGTATTTTCGTAGGCGGTTGTTCCAGCAGATATAGCAGTTGTAAAACTCTTATCTACTCTTACATCCGTATCTGAAGCAACAAATACTACTTTTGCTGCTTGAGTGCTACTAAACTTTATAATGTCACCAACGGCTAACTCACTAGAAAAAGCTGTGGAAGATCCTACAACTTTATTAGAGTTAGCTGCTACGCTTACAGTACCTGTTAAAGTAGTCCAGTTACTTGTATGGGTAGTATTTCCTGTTCCTGCATCATAAAAATATCCATACCCTAAATCATCATCTTGGTAAAATTTTATAAGTGTAAGGGGATCAGCAGCATCTGCGTCAAACATTATATAATGTGAAGCAAGCTGCCTATCAAATTCAGTAGACAGTGCAGAGTAATTAACAGAGCTAATATTAGAACAATCCTGAGAATACTCTGAAGCAGGACTTCCGTCAAATTCTTTTACAAACTGAGGATCTCCTATTGGAGAAAATACAAAATTTGAATTTTCTAAGTAAAATGTGCCTGCACTTGTTATATAGGGAGCAGAGTTAGAAACACCTCCCAAAGGCATTCCAAAACCTCTAGGCACAGATTGTTTTACAGGATCTAGTACTGTAAAGGTAGTTTTTGTTACTGCTGATTTTCTTCCTTGGGAGATAGTTCTAACACCAACCGAATAAGTTCCTGGTGGAATATCTAACCCTTTTAAGTATCTTACGTCTTTACCCACTGTAAGAGGATTAGAAGCTAAAGGAAGATTATGCTCTATTTCGTACCCATCTATGAAAGGATAAATAGAAGTGGCATTTCCCGATTGTGTAGGAGCATCCCAAAAAAGTTCTGCATCGTCTTCAAGCTCTCCAGGCCCCAGGTCCGAAATATGAACATAGACATTTGTAGGAGCAGGAACAACTTCGGTTGTTTTAGGTGTAGGAAATACAGGATCTTGTGTCTTTAAAGAAAAAGTATCGGATTCTATAGAAGTAAACTTTTGGTTATCGTGTTCTACTGCTGTAATTGCATATAGTTGATCCTCTTCCTGAGAAAGAGAAAGAATTTTATAAGTCTTTTTAGAATCTATTGTATCTACAGAGGATACGGTTTCTCTTAATACCCAAATTGTTTCTGCATTCGGAGTAGTAGAAAATGCGCTAGAGACTGTTAAAGAAGATATTCCTGTTCCAGCAGAAGTAGAAACAGTTTGTTCTTCTACTCGAGTATATGGCTTCCAAGTTGTAAGAACTGGATTACCACTATCATCTACTAAATTACTTGCTACACTCTCTGTGGTGATAGCACTACTATCCGCATCGGTTAGTATTAAATCACCTTCTGCGTATGCAACTCCATCAATCGTGGCAGAATCTTGAGCAAGAAAAGTTGCAGGCTCTTCTACAAGAACGCTTAATTTATAAGTAGACCCAGAAACTAATTCTATGCTTCTATCCAAAGGGACAGTAGTAGTATTTCTTGTACCTGTGTTACTTACTCTTCCACTATATATAGTATTTCCCGGATACCTATCAGCATCCTGCACATTTATAATATCTCCTGGAGCGAGAAAATTAGCATTTATAGAAGTTTTGAAACTTACTAACTCTGTCTGATTTACAGAAGTCCATAGCTTCCATCTTCCATATCTTATTGCTTGACCTTCTGAGGTACAGCCAAAAGCAACAACATCTTTACTAATTATTTTTTCAGTTTTTACAATGTTATCTCTATCTTCTAAAACTAAATTAGAAAGTTTATAATCATTGTCAGGATCATTCCATTTTACAACTATTTGATTGGCTCTAGTTTTTGATCCTGTGCTTTCATAAGAAAACGCTCCATCTATAACATTTGATTTTGCAAAGTTATAAACAGGATTAGCAGGTTGATCTATAACTGGAAAAACTTCTCCATCTAACCAATAGAGCATACCATTAAAAACAGTAGATAAGTCTTTAACTACTTTGAAAGCGTCAGTGGCTTTCGTCAGGTAAGTATTTGTTGTATATCTAGCTTCAGTACTTTCATTTCCGTCAGCTACCATTTCATCGCAGTATCTGGCAATTCTATAGAGAGCAAATTTATCTATCTCAGATCCTGAAAGCCAGTTTCCAAGTCCATATCTATTGTTTGTTAAAATATCATAAAATATCCATGCAGGATTATTTGTGTATACTTTCTGTGCGCGAAAACTACCATCCCAATCTTGATATGTGCTTTCTATTGCTCCAGTGCTTACATTACGAGTATATTTAGCTTCTTTTCCATCATTTTCATCTCTTGTAACATAATTACTAGGTACAAGAACTTTTAATCCTTTACAATGATAAGTCCGTTTTGGTAATTGATTATTAAAGTCCGAAGCCTTTGCTTGAACTTTTGCCATTGCCGTCAAAGGGTATCGTAAATTTTCTTTAATAATACTGCTTAAAGTGCTTATAGATGCTGCCGAAGCAGTACCATACCTGTTACTAGAACTAGGAGTACCAGTAGTAGTCCAAGAATTATATGCTACATCTTGATTGGTTGTACGAGTAAATTTTATCTTAAAATCGATAAAAGGAGCGTACTGTTTCAGATCAAAAATTTCTTCAAATATTATAGGAGAATTAGAAGCAGCAAAGTGACGTGTTTCAGGCAAAGTTATATAGCTACCATAGCCATCTGTAGTATTTCTTTTTATTGCTATCTGTGTGGTATATAAAACGGTTGCTTTTGTTTGCTTTCCTTTCTCTAGATGTCTATTCCATAACTGAGGATAGTTAAAGAATACTCTTATTTCATCTACTTCTTCAGCTTGAGCAGCAGTTAGGCCAAAGCCAGAAGCAGAAGTTCCTTCAAATTCTGCACTTGTAGTTCCGCTTCCATCTTTATACTTACTAATAGCTGTTGCTGAAAAAGAACCTCCTGGCCCTATAGCAGTATTATTTACTCCTGTTCCTGCAGCATCTAAAAATGTCTCTTGTCCCAATGTTCCTGTTCTGAATTGTAATGCTGTATTTGTATATTTGCTATACAAGTTTACATTATCAATCAGGCTATGAGACGAATAAGTTCCTGAGCCTAAATCACATTGAAAATTTCCTGTAGCGCCAGTAAAATTACTTGCAAGAGTAAGGGTGCTTTGATCAGCAGCTACAGATGAAATTTCTAGTTTTCCATCCACAATAACTGTATAAGTTCCATCTGAATATAATGGACTAATATCTGATCCAACGATAGGTCTACAATATCCTACTGTTCCAGAGTCTCTACTGTCTAAGTAACCTTCAAATACAGTTTGATTATTGCTGTCTACAAGTCTTACAGTTGCTACAGACTTAAAATTTGTATCATCATATAGATAAGCATCTACCCAAAAAGAAGAAGTAGTAGTAACTTTTACTCCTCTAGAATCTCCGGTTCCTGTCCATTCCACTGTTGTAGCTGAAGTAGAAGAATCAAAACTTCTTACAATTAAATATTTTGTTCCATTAGTATCAAGAGCTATATCTTTTGTATAGCTGTTTTTATTTATAGTTACAGAAGAAGAACCGTTAGTAAGAGTAAAATTAACTCCTGTTTCAGAAAGTCGAATAGTAGACTGCTCATTTGTTTGCATGGAGTCTCCGTTTAGAAAAACAGAGCTACCACCATCTACTAGACCATATATTGGGCCTTCTGAAATTATATCTGTAAAAACTGCGGTCTGATCTTTTGCAAGTCTTGCGCTTTCTTCTGCTTTTGCACTTTCATACTCTGCAAGTGCTACCGCTTCTTTGTCTCCTTCTGAATCTTGAGTAAAGTCGTTATTAAAACTAAGAGTATTTTGTAAAACAATGTTACCTTCTGCTGAAGGAACTGATTGAGATTGCTCTAAAACTCTATTGCTTTGTAAAAGTTCGAAAGATACTGGATAGCCTGGAACTCTTAGCTCTCCATATAAAAGAGGAATAGGTAGTCCTTCTGCTATATTTCTTTCACTACCATTAAATAAATATCCTTCATCTTCTTGATCGACTGAAGGGTCTGGAGCCATCATTTCTGCAAGACCACTCATTGCTAAGTTTGTTGCAATTCCTGTTCCTACATACACACCAGCTTTTAGTAAAAATGAACCTGACTGAGCAGCTCCAGCAAGACTTTGTCCGCCGGCTGCTGCTAAGCCTGGTATCGGTAGAAAAATAAGAGCAAATATTGCTGCAGCTGCTAGTATTTTTCCAAATCCTGAGCCAGATCCTGCAGGAATAGCAGATATTATTACATCTCCTTTAAGTACAGGTAAAAAATATTCTTCTGGAGTATCTATATCAGTGTCTTGAGTATCTACAACAAAATTATACCCTTTCTCATGACACTCTATCAGATACTCTTTAAAATCAGGGCGATTAGCATATACACAACGAAGAGCGTCTTGAACTCTGTCTCCAGTAAATGTAAAAGACTCCCCAAAACGAAGAGCCATGTCCCCTTGTAAATATATTTTATGCGAAGTTTTCATGTTTTCTACCAATTATACTAACAACTCTTTCTTTTGGCTCTAGTATTTCTAGCTCCATGCTTGGGTAACTAAATATATAGTAAGGAATTCCTAAAAAATCACAGTATCTTTTGTCGTTTTCACTTGCTTCACAAGGTAAGTCTGGGTGACTATGAACTATTCCTACTATTTTGTATTTTTTTACTAAATTTATATATTCCTGAGGGTCAATTATAAAGTCTTCTCCCCTTTCTGCTACATTAGTGCAAGGAACCCATTTAGTTTTTTCATGTTTTTCTATTAAAAGCCCACACCCTTCTTTCGGATATTCTTTCTGAAAATGGCTTTCTATTTCTTCTATCATCTAAACTTCATACTACCTATAAAAGCTCCGAAAGGCAAGGCTTTGGAGGTATTTTTTGTAGTTGCAGGAGCTTGATTCGCTGATGTTTTTGTTTGTGGAATAAACTGAAATCTACATTTACAAGAGTCTAAAGTTTTTCCACAAATATCACCTCTTTTCCAGTATTTTGAAGAAGCAGAAGGAGCTTCTCCGGAACCAGAGGATAAAGCAGTAGTACATTCCCATACTGTAGTTTGTCCTCCTGAAGTATACTCTACATAGTCTCCAACTGAATGGGCAGTGTCTGCATATACCGTATAGGTTTCATATTCTCCTGCGGACCATCCAGTCATTGTAGTTCCAGAAAGAACTATAGGTTTATTATCATATGTAAAATAAGCTTTGTGAGAATTTATACTACCAGAACCATCAGCATAGTCTATTGTGCTATTCTTACTCCAAGTACACCCGCCAGATAATCCTAAGCTATGTCCTTGATATATCCAGCTACAGTATTTTCCTATAACTGTTCTATTAGGCAACTTGAGTCCTGACAAATCAAATGGAGAAGCTAACTCAAATGTAACTGCAACATTATTTTCACTAAGTATTCTATCTAAGTAAAACTTTCGTACAGGAAACTCTATTGGAGGAGAAGCATCCCCAGTTTCTCCGTATAAATATTTTTTAAGAGTAGTTCTTTGAACTAAAGAGTTTCCTATTAAATCTTCATTTCTTATATCGCCTATTTCACTAGAAAAAGTACTTAATACATTTGCGATTGTAAGTTCAGGGCGATTCATAGCACCGTCAGCACTTATTTCTAAACTTGACATTTCTATGGGCAAAGCTGTATACGTCCTTACCGTATAAGGACTTGTTCTGTCTCTAAATTGAACAGTAGTTAAATCGGCTTCCAGTCCTGAATGAAAATACAGAGTAGAGCTAGAATCTAATTGTAAATCAAAAAGATAAACTAACTCACTTCCAGGCTCAATAACCTGTACACTATCAATTAATTCTGTCATGCTTCGTAAACTCTTCTAAAAGTTGCGGACGCGCTATAAAAATCATCATAGGAGTAGCTTTGAGAGAAAGAATCGCATACCACTTTAATAGTGGTCTCTCCGCTATTATTACTATCTGGAATAGTAAAACTAAGTGCTGTAACTCCTTGCAAAGATCCTAAATATCCTGTAATATCGTCTATCTCTTCTTTTGTACGATTATTAAAAGTTACACTGTAGCTTTCTTGTAAACTATTAATTCCATTTGCAATTCTCTGTTCGTATCCATCTCCAAACTGAGCCAATAAAACTTTTGGCTGAGTTTGACGAGTCATTCCTTTATCTGGAAGTATTTGACGCGATCCATAAGTAGCTGTGGTTGCAAATCCTAGTGCCATTATGCTACTCCATACGGACTAAGCATTCCGCCTGATCTCTTCTGATTCTGAATTTCTTTTTGTACTGCCATTGCAATTGCCTTTCCAAAATTTGCTGATTGTTGTTCGGCCCCTTCAACACTTGTAGTAGCGGAACCGTTATTGTTTACAGCAACATTTACCGTTACTCCACCAGAGCCTTTCATATCTACAGGAATTGCTTTTCCGTTAGGGAGAGGAACTACAGCTTCATTAAATCTGCCTTCTCCTACAAGTCCTACAGTTGGCTGATTTATAATTCCTCCATTTGCATATGATTGAAATCCGCCTTTCACGACTCCACCATTAGCTAGGCCAAACATACTAGCTAGCTTTTCGGCATTAGTATAGCTTGCACCAATTGGCGTTCGTCCTATTACTTGACGATTTCCTGCAGGTATTCCAACTGGGGATCCTATGGACGATACTACTGGAGCCACCATACTAGAAGCACTGACAACACTCATTGCCGTTGTTATTGCTGAAGAAATTCTTACAGCTACATAGTTACCCGCCTGCCTCATTGCTTGCGCTATTATAGCACCTGTAGTGGCGGCCTTTCCTGCATCAAATATAAGATCTGTTAAACTTTGTGCTGCTTGCTCTGCTACTGTCTGTAGTAAACTTTGAGCAATTCCTATAACTGCATCTTTTAAACTACTCTCTTTTCCGGTAAAAATATCTGTTAATGCTGTTTTTACACCGGAATGTAAAGTTTCTGCTAACTCAGTAGCGAGTACATTCATGTCACTTAGATTATTTTTTGCTGCTTCTAAATCTAATAAAGATTGTACTGCTTCTTGTATACGTAGACTTTGTTCCCCACTTAAAACTTCAATTTGACCTGTTAGATTATTATAAACGGAAAGAGCTTGTGCTTCAGTGCTTGCGGCTAGTTCCTGAAGAGCAATTACTTCATCTTGAGGAACTCCTGGTTGAGCAGCTCTATTTCTTAATTCAAGAGCTGAAACGTTTAGTCTATTTCTTAATAATTGATTTTCAATCTCTGCTTGTCTCTTTTTAATTTCAAATTCAGCGTTTATTTGAAGAATTTTATCCTGTATAAGAGCCTTTTCTACTTCGAACCTTTTTGTAGCAACTCTTTCTTCTTCGTTTACAAAAGCAAAAGCACTGTCTTGTTGTAATTCTCTTTCAGAGGCTCGAAGACTTAGTTCTGCTCTTTTCTGTTGAAATCCTAATAACTCTTTTTGAAACCCTACTTCTTTTGCGACTAGATTAACCGTATCTTGATACTGTTTTTTAACTTCGCTTTGCACTTTCAATCTTCTAATAACTAAGCTATTAGGTATAGTGTTAGTTAGAACATCCAAATTTTGTTGATTAGTAACTAACCTTTCATCTAACAAAGCTACTTCTGCTTTTAGTCGATTTATAGTTCTTTGATTTGCAGCATTTTGTTTTAAATCGGTCCCATTTATTTTTTGCTTAAGAAAATCTATGCTAACCAGTTTATTTTCTATATCTGCCTCTATCTTACTGCGCTGATTAGTTAAAGTTATTTGATCTTTGAGCTCTGTCTGTGCATTTCGTAAATTACTTTCTAGTTGTTGATCTAATTCTAAGTTTTTTAATTTGAATCTATATGCTTGCTCTTCAAATTTAGTAATAGTTGCGCGAGTATTTGCTATCTGGGTAAGAGTATCTATCTCTTCTTGAGTAAATCCTTGCACAATTCTTCCTGCACCTATCCCAGCTATTTGTCGAATTTGAGCATCAATTGCCTCGATTGCTTGTTGCCCTTGAGAAATTGGTGCTACTGATTGTGCAAAAGTTCCAATAGCATCATTTGCATCTCTAACTATTTGAGGTAACTCTTTCCAAGCATTTCCATATTGAATCGTTTCATTTCTTAAATTTATAATGGCTTCTTCAGACTCACCGGTTAATATAGCTTCTCTAAGATCTGTTAATGCTCGACTTTGATCTAGTCCCTCTAAATCTGTCACTGCAATAGTATTAAGAATATTTTGAACAGTTGTGTATCCTTTCTCTAAGTCTTCCATTTGAGTTCGGGCTTCTTCTAGCTGATCTGTTCTGAAAAAACTTCCTATTCCTAATTCTGCCTCTCTTCTTACCCTGGCATTTCCTCTTAAACCCTCTAAAGAAGCTTCCATTGCTTCTAATTCTTCTCGAGCTTTTGCAAAACCTCTATAGTCCCTTATAGCAGTCTTAAAATCGCTTTCAGAAGTCATAGAAATCATTTCCCCTAGATTTGCAAATACTTCGCCTCCTCTTCCTACTTGTTGTAGCTTTTGTTGAGTTGTTACAAAGTCTTTAAACTCTTCATTTAATTCTCTTAGACGATCTCTTGTCTTGCCTAATTGTTGTTCTGTTTCATCTACCTCTTTCTTAAACCATCCGAAGTGCTGAGATAAAAGTTGAATACCAGTAACCGCAATACCAATCCATCCAAGAGCACTTAAAACTCTTGAACCCCAAGTAAGTAACCAAGCACTTGCTGTTTTAACCAAAGCCATTCCGCTTGCATACGCAGATACCATAAGAGCAACATTTTTTCTTGTTGAAGCTACCTTACCTGCTTCTGCAACATCCATCTGTTTCATTGCTAGAGCAAAATCTCTAACAATTGCAATATCCATTCCTTTGAAGATGCCTTTTGTTATTTTAGTGTGTTTGTTATAGTCGTTTTCAGCGGCAACTAGAGCACGTTTAATCGTTGCACGAGCTTGTGGAGTCATTGCGCCCCCAGAGCCAAATTGTTGTAAAAGTTTAGATGAACTTCCTGCTGCAGCAAAAGCTGCTGCTTGTTCTCTTACTGCAGCAGTAGTAGATTTAATTGTTATTTTAGTGCTTTCATAAGCTGCTTTTGCTTTTTGAGCAGCTAAAGCTTGAGCACTAGAGCTTTCTCTTGCAGCTACCGCCATCTCTTTAAAGTTAATTCCTATAGCAGAAAGAGGGCCTTTCAATAAAAGTAAAAAGGAAGCAATTGCTAAAGCAGGAGTATCTGTAAGAACTTTTGCTAGGGGACCTGCAACACTATCAGCAACTAGCTTTATTCGTATAAGAACGTCATCAAATGCTTTTGCTAGTTGATTATACTGATTTACAACTCCTTCTGGAGTAACTGCTGCGACTCTATTTGCCTCTTCGAGTACCTTATTTACAACAGCTTGACTTTTCTCAAACTGAGTCAAGTCTTTTGCATTTTTTCCTATTCGCAGTCCGTACTCTCTTTGAGCATCTTCAAGTCGTAATATAATACCTAATTCATCTAAAAGTTCTGGCTCTGCTTTTGTTACACCACGAACTAAACGATTAAAGGAATCCGTAACGTCCCTTCCCAAAGTTATAGATAAATTTTTGGCAGCTGTGCCTAGCTGTTTAAGTTGATCAGGGTTTAGTCCTGCAGAAGTTCCTATTGCAGCTGCTTGTGAGGCCTCTTGAAAAGATATTTGTGCATTTGTTGCATCAATAATATCATTTGCAAGAACTCTCATTGCAAGTCCTGTACTTGCTGCGTAGTTCTGTTGACTTGCTTGAAGAACTTTTAAATCTCCCGCAGATTTTAGAAAGTTAAATGCAGCAGATATAGCAAATATTTGAGCAGCTAAAGAGGCATAAGCACCTACAAGGCCCCCAGTGCCTTGTGCCATTTTTGAAAAGTTTTTAGTAGTATTTGAAGATGTGCGAGCAGCACCTTTTAGGTTTCGATCAGCAGTTCTAGCACCTTTAGCAGTTTGCTCTAAACCTTCTCCGGCTGCTTTTGCTTTCTTACCTAAAACAGATAGATTACCTTTGTCATCTATCCGGACTTTTATATTTATTGTATTATCAGCCATTAGCCTTTGACATTATGGGTGAAATTTTTTCCACCGCTTTTCGCTT